ATTGGCGTGGCTTGACTACCACTGCAAACGGCGACGTTTATTGTTGTGTCCATAGTGGTGATATTTATATGCAGACTGGTGGCGTAGGTGACTTCGTTGCACTTAGCCAGACTACTAGAAGTTGGCGTTTCATGACTACCGCTGCAAACGGTGATGTTTATGCTAGTGCCGCTAGCAGCAGTATCTTTATGCAGACTGGTGGAACAGGAAACTTCGTTACGCTTAGCCAGACTACTAGAAATTGGTCTGGCATGACTGTCGCTCCAAACGGCAATGTTTACGCTAGTGTCAATGGCGGTGACATCTATATGCAGACTGGTGGAACAGGAAACTTCGTTGCACTAAGCCAGACTTCCAGAATTTGGATCGGAATGACTTCCACAGCAAACGGCAACATTTATTGTTGTGTCCATACTGGCGATATTTATATGCAGACTGGTGGAACAGGGGACTTCGTTGTACTGAACCAGACTACTAGAAAATGGCGTGGTATGACTACCGATCAAACCGGCAATGTTTACGCTGTTGACCTTGGCGGTGATATCTATATGCAGACGAATTCCGATTCTGCAATCAATAGAATCAGAAGCAGCAACACTGGTACTGGCGGAGTTGTTTGTGGCTCTTCTGCAATCAATACAATCATAAGTAACAGAACTGCTACTGGCGGAGTTGTTTGTGGCTCTTCTGCAACTGTTGGAATTAGAAGTAACAGAACTGCAACTGGTGGAACTGTTTGTGGCTCTTCTGCCATCAACAGAATCATAAGTAACAGAACAGCAACTGGTGGTGTCGTATCTGGCTCTTCTGCAATTAACAGAATCATAAGTAATAGAACAGCAACTGGTGGAATTGTTTGTGGTGGCATAACTCTTAACTCAGAAACAGAATTAGTTCTTTCTACTGGTGGAATTGTTTGTGGTTTTTCTGCAATAAACATAATCATCGTCAATAGAATAGCTACTGGTGGAGTTGTTTGTGGCTCTTCTGTAATCAACAGAATCGTAAGTAGCAACATTGCAATTGGTGGAGTTGTTTGTAGCTCTTCTGCAATTGTTGGAGTTAGAAGTAGTAGACCTGCTACTGGTGGAGCTAGATGTGGTTCTTCTGCAATTGTAAGAACCCAAGGAAACAGAATTGCAACTGGCGGAGTTGTTTGTGGCTCTTCTGTAATCAACAGAATCGTAAGTAGCAACATTGCAAGTGGTGGAGTTGTTTGTGGCTCTTCTGCAATCAACAGAATCATAAGCAGCGATATAGCTACTGGCGGAGTTGTTTGCGGCTTCTTTCGGCAAATCGTCATGGTTGGAAATATTTCAACAAGATCGATTTTTTCAGCAAAATCATCTAACACAAAATTCATTAATGGAAAGACAACTGTCAGAAAACAAATAAACGCAAAAGCGTATAACGGAGTTTAAGAATGCAGAAAATATACATTGATAGTGACAATATAATTTCTTTTGGTCCAGTGACAGATAGTGCAACTGAAGGAATCATCACTATTGCTACTGTAACGTTTACGATTACGCAATCAGACGTTGCTGTGACAGGTGCCTTAAATATAAGTATGCCACACACCACAGGAGGCGTATACCAAGGTACTCTACAGGATACCGTGGTACTGGTGCCTGATGAATTGTACTTCCTACAGATCACCTGTATCAGTGCAGGCAGTAAGCTCTACAAGAAGATCCCATGCGTGGCAGTATATGACGGAGAATAAAAAGTATTATTGTTAAAAGTGTGGGCTGCCACACTACTATACATATATGAGATACACACAATGGAAAGGTCAGACATTAAACATAACAGATATATGTACCCTAGAGGGGGTGTGTCGCAACACCATCAACTCACGAATCCACAATGGTATGACTGTAGAAGAGGCAGTGCTGGCAAAGGACTTAGTTAAGACACGATACGAAAAGAAACTCTATAAGCTTATGTCGCCGCAAGCAAAGAAGCGTATGCTTGAAGGATTGTAGGGGGCACTATCATACCCACCCTTATAGGGTGACCCTCCTGATGACCCTCCCTACATAAAAGAAGGTATATAGCCCCTGAAATTTGAGGTATGGCTGAGTGTGCTCTGCGGAGCCGACAGTTACGTGTTTTTCGACCTCAAATATGCTCTTTTCAAATAGGAACAGCAAGGAATAATTATGAGAAAAAAAGAATCAACAAGTCAGACTACGGTCTTTTCACTTTCAATGTATCCAGACGAAATCAGGCAACTTGAGCAACAAGCCCGACTTAACGGCGTTGCAACATATAAGATGTTTTGCCGGGAAATAATTAGAATGTATCTGACAACAGTAAAGGAGAAAAATGGGGAAGGCGAATAAAAAACAACTGCCGTTATGGCTTGATACCTTGGCAAAAAAGTACTGGGCACAGTTCGCAAACAACGTAAATCTTGACGATCGGTTCCTGTATGAAACGCTTGCACATTACTGTTCCTTTGCTTCCGAGTACCGACGAGCAAACGACGAGATACTAAGAGATGGATTGACGATCAGTACCTATACCGACACAAACGGTAAAAAGTCTGGTATCAAAATACATCCTGCTGTACAGATCAAAAGTCAAGCCATGACTCATATGCAAAGACTGTCGAAGATGTTATTTTCGCCAGAAAAAGACGCAGGGAAAATTGAAGCAACGGAATTAACTGAGTTCTTTGGAGATTGATAAAAATGGAAACACAAAACGCCCTATTGACTATTTGCAGAAATCTATGCGTAGCAGATATGCTTTTAATATGCGAAGATCATCGAGACAGGACTATGTCAAAAGAGACTATAGCTAAGTTTGACAAGTTGGACGAAAGACAAAGTATATTGAAATCACTTATGGGAGAATAATGGTCCCAGAACACCTCATCAAAACAGCCAGTGACCGTCAAGCTGTAGCCGATGGCTGCTACTTCAGTGAAGAGGAACCCCTCAAAGTAAAAAGGTATATCGAGAAGTTTCTGTGCAATTCTAAGGGTGAAGACCGTGGCACAAAAATTCAATTGCTAGATTGGCAGTACGAGGAAGTAATATTGCCACTATACGGTTGGCGTACAGCTTCTGGCGGTATGAGATTTTCAACTTGCCAGCTATGGATACCTAAGAAAAACGGTAAGAGCTTTCTGTCTAGTGCCCTTTGCTCATATCATCTAGCCAAAGAAAAAGGTGGTGAAGTATATTGCGTTGCTGGCACCAAAGAACAAGCTGATATTTGCTTCTCAGAAAGCTGTAACCAAGTTAACTTAAACGAAATTCTCAAGAAGAACTTCTGGGTTCGCCGATCGCAAATGAGAATTGAAAATCAATCTAACGGTAGCAAATTTATCGTCCTACCGTTTTCCGTTAACGCTTGCCAAGGCTTTGACTCTAACTTTATTGTTATGGACGAGATTGCGTCTTGGGGAGCACACCACAGAGAGGTGTACACCAACTTAGTCAAATCTATTATGTCCCGAAAAGCAAAGGGACAATCTGCTATTGTCTTTATCGCCAGTACAGCACAATTCGACACTTCACATTTGGGTTTCGAGCTTTTCAATTACTGCAAAGAGATCTTAGCTGGCACAAAAATAGACACCACTATATTGCCTATCGTCTACGCCCTAGATCTAAACGACGACTGGACGCTGGAAGACAATTGGACAAAAGTAAATCCTAGTATCGGGCACACTGTAGATATTCAGTTTTATCGTGATGAATATATCAAGGCAAAAAATATGCCTAACGAGGAAGCTGCGTTCAGAACTTTGTTTCTGAACCAATTCTACGGTTCTGCAAAAAACTGGATACCTACAACTCTCTGGCAAGAGAATTACGAAGACTTTGTCGAAGAAGATCTCCACGGTTTAGAGGCAATAATTTCTATCGACGCATCCAGAAAGTGGGACTTAACTTGCGTAATGATTTCTGTCAGAAAAGATAACTTAATCTATCTGATGCCTAGATTCTTCAGCGTCAGATGTTTGGCTGAACAAAAACAACGCCAAGATAATGTCCCGTATCTCTCTTGGGAAAAGCAAGGCTTGATTACCCTGACTGAGGGGACGGCGATAGATATGGCAGAGGTCAGGGAGCAAATTCTTATAGATTGCAAAACATACAATGTTACGGAAGTCAGATATGACCCATACGCCTTGCAGGAATCTGTCAAAATCCTAGATACAGAGTACGGTTTGAACATGGTCGAGGTGAATCAGTCGCCATCCGTTATGTCTCAGCCCACAGCATACTTTGAACAACTCATAACTGCCCACAGAATACGCCACAACAATCACGCAATTATGAATTATTGTCTGGGCAACACAGCGATACGAACAGACAACCAAGAACGAGTAATGCTGGACAAGCTGAAGTCAAAGGGTAGGATTGACGGGGTCTCAGCGGCAATAACTGGTCTTAGCTATTGGTTAGCCTACGAAGATCAAGACTTAGATATGTGCCCTTTCGGTTTACTGCTTTAAAAATAGCGGAATCAATGCTAAATACTGCATGATCAATTGGCTAACAAAAAAACTAACCCGCTCGCAAGGTGTCACCTTTAATGGCGGCAATCTTGACAATTTGTTCCGAAGTTACGCCAACAATTACAGTGGCGTAAATATCAGTGCTGAGAGTATTCTTGGCAATCCCACCGTTTACCGAGCCGTAAATCTAGTAGCTGGAGCAGTTGGAAAAATCCCGCTCCATATCTATCGATACACAGACGACGGTCGGGAAAAAGCTACGGCTTTGACGCCATACAAGCTGTTACTGAAACAACCACACGAACTTTACACAGCCTACACTTTCAAGCATTCACTTTTGAGCAATGCTTTGATTTACGGAAACGCTTTTTCTTATATTGAGCGAAACCAATTCGGGACCCCGGTACAGTTGTGGCTTTTAGATTCCCGACACACTTGGATCAATTACCAAGCTGGGGTTTTGAATTACAGTACTACCATCAACAACAAGCAAATTAATTTTGGTCCTGCTGATGTGTTGCATATCAAGGGTCTAAGTCTAAACGGCATCGTTGGCGTACCTTTGCTTGATGTTCTGAGTAACGCCTACGGGTATGGTCTAGCTGTACACAGACACGCCACGCAATACTTTGCCCGTAATGGCAAGCCAAGTATTATTATCGAGTTGGCTCCACACATCAAAGACAATGCCAAGGTAGCTGAGTTCAGACGACTATGGACAGAACAACACAACGCTGGCAATAGTTCGGCACCAGCATTTTTAACTGCTGGCAACAAAGTAGTTCCATATTCATCAACCAACGACGCTGGGCAGCTTATCGAAAATCTGGAATATGATTTAATCGTCGTAGCAAACTGTATTGGTGTACCTGCAAGCAAGCTAGGCAGCAAACAGAATACTAGCTATTCGTCATTAGAGTCTGAATCAACAGCTTTCTTACAAGACATTGACTGTTGGTTAGTTCAATTTGAGCAAGAGTGTGAGTCTAAGCTTTTGACAGAATCAGCTAAGCATAACGACACTCATTATATTGAGTTTGATCGTAAATCATTGATCAAAATTGAGACCAAGACTGAGTCAGAAACATTAATTAGTGAGTTCAACAATGGCATTATCTCCTTTGAGGAAATGCGGGCAAGAATCAATATGCCTTTGGACAAAAACGACAAAGACGAATGGCGTAGACCAGCAAATATAGTAGTTGAGTCCATGGAAGCTGAGCAACTGCAAATACAGCAAGATCAATTCAAGGTAACGACAGAAGCTGCTGCTTTGCCAGAAGTAGTAGAAGAAGAAGAAGTTAAGCCAACAGACAAGCCAGAAGACGAACGACTTAAACAAATGAAAATTTTAACCTTAGACAGGCTGCTAAATAGAGTTGCAAAGTCAAAGGACGAAATTAGCAATCATAGAAGTATCTTTGTTCAGAGTCTAAGTCCCTTTGAAAATTCGGCAGTATTCACGGACGAACTTTTCGCAAAGATTGCGACTGCCGATGACAGACAGAAATTTATTGAGACTTTAGATGTTGAACAATTAGCCGGAGAGTTAAATTAATGCAAACACGAATGATCGAAACAAAAGTTAGACTGTCAGAAGACGGTCAGCACATTGAAGGCGTAGGTTCTCTGTTTAATAGTGTTTATTTTGTCCCGCAAGAAGGCATGTATGAGACTGTGCGTGCGACAGCATTCAACAGAAGTCTGTCAACAGGGCGAAATATTGAAGTCAGATACAATCATGATAAAAACCATATTCTTGCATCTACTGAGCTAGGTTCTGCCAAAGTATGGGTTGACAGCAACGGTTTGAATTACCGAGTTAGATTTAATCCGGCAGATCCAGATCACCAAAAAGTAAAAGCTAAGATTGACAGCGGAATCATCAAAGGCAGTAGCTTTACTTTTGTCCCACAAAAAATCTCTTTTTCTAAAGACGCACAACACAGACACATTGCAAACATAGAAGATTGCGATCTGTACGAAGTTGGTCCAGTCAACGAAGGTTGCAATCCTTTAGCAACAGCTTTCGTAAGATCAGTAGATTCAGAAATTCAATCACAATACAAGCTATGGATTGAGACCGAAAAAAGATTTCAACATTTGAATCACTTGATCTATTAAAAAATTTGGATTGTGATTGATACATAATATCAAGCACAAGTAAGCCAAGTCTTAAAAACTCCCTAGTGAGTAAATGTGCAACACACCATTTATTCATTAGAGGTTAATTATGAGTTATTTTGAATCAAAGAAATTAAGAGAAGAAAGATTTGCTGTTGTCACACAGATGACCGATATGGCTGCTGAAGTCAAGAAGTCAGAAAGAGCTATGTCAGTTGACGAGATGGCGACTTGGGACAATCTTGACAATGCACAAAAAGATCTGATGAGCAAGATCGACACAGCAGAACGATTTCTGTCGCTGCCAAAAGAAGAAGAAGCACCAGTAGTTAAGTTTGCTCCAGAACTTAGATCTTCTGCTGTTTCAGATTACGACTGCAATCAAGCTGTAAGAGGTTTCTTGCTGCGTAACGCTGGAGAAAATGTTCCTGAAGAATGTTTGCGTTCTGCAAACAAACTAAAACTGAATATCAACACCAGCAACATGGCAACTTCTTTCCGTCACCAAACTGTAGGTACAGTAGCTGACGGTGGACACTCAGTTCTGACCGGAGCTTTTATCGGCTTCGAAAAAGCAATGTTAGAATACGGAGGCATGGATTCTTTCTGCCGTATCCTTAACACTAGCCAAGGCAATCCACTGCCGTTGTTGATGGCTGA